GCCATCGCCTTCGACTGAGCCAAGTCCAACGCCATCTCCAACTCCGACTCCCTCAAGTGAGCCTTCTGTTTCACCAGAACCAACTCCAACTCCGAGTCCGTTGCCCTCTGTTGAGCCAACTCCAGTGCCTTCACCTTCTCCAACAAATACTTCTGAGAATACTCCATCGCCTACTCCTTCTCCTTCTCCAACTGCTTCACCAACAGGGGTAGAAAGTTCGCCTTCCCCGTTGCCTGAATCCAGCCCACAACCCAGCCCGACACAAACCCCAACAGTACAACCCATTCCATTGCCTACTCCAATTCCTGCAGATACCAGTACAGTAACGCCAGTACTGCCAGTGCAACCAATAATCCCAGAACCATCACCTACTCCTATTCCTGTTTCTGTCGAACCAACACCTATACCAGTAGTGCCACCGACAGTAGAACCAGAACCAACTCCACAACCTGTACCAGTTCCCGTACCACAACCTACTCCTGAACCTATCCCAGTACCAGTTCCTGTGGTTCCAACGCAACCTGTTCCAGTCCCACAGCCTGAGCCAGTGCCTTTACCTCAGCCTCAACCTGAGCCAGCACCCCAGCCTGTGCCCGTACCAGAGCCTCCAGCAGTTGAACCTGTTCCTGAGCCTGTTCCAGTACCAGTAGAGCCTCCTGCCCCTGCAGAAGAACCTCCTCCTGTTGAACTTGAGCCTCCTGTTGCAATTCCTGACCCTGAGGGTTCAATCGGTGAACCTCCAATGGAAGAGCCTCCTGCTCCAGTAGAGGAACCACCTGCTCCTGAACCTCCATCAGAACCCCCGCTTGTTGAACCGATACCAGATACGCCAGAACCTGACCCTGAACCAGTAGAACCTGCGCCTGTGGTCGAACCAATTATCCCAGAAGAACCTCAACCTGCACCCCCTATCGCACCTCCTACTGCAACTGCAGAAGAGAGACAGATAGTAGCAGAGCAACTTGTCGAGGCTTCTCAAGGCACGCCGATTACAGCACAGGCTATCCAAGATGCTGGTATTACTTATCAAGACTTACCACCTGATACACCTGTTGAAGTCCGTGAGGATGAGAACGGTAATGAGGTTGTCATTACAGCAGAGATTGCTGCAGCGTTAGTAGTTCTTGAAAGCCCATCTGAATTACTTAACGCAATCTTCACTGACCCAGGTGAAGCACTGCTTGCTATCGCAAGTATCGGTGCTGATATGTCAGAAGAAGAACGTAGTGAATCAGAGAAAATTATTATCGCATCTGTTATTGCTAGTCAGGCTGCAGTCAATGCAGCAGGTATGGCAGCATCGGTTGCATCATCCACTACCAGAACCCCGTCTGGTGGAGGACACACTAGTGGAGGCGGAGCCTCTGCTGGTGAATCTAAAGCCGTAAGGAGACGCAAGCCTTGAAAATACTAAGAGATATGATTGACCAACTGTGGACTTTGCTAGGAATGTTTATTGCCTGGGTCGTCCTTGATGGCTCAGCAAAGACAGTAGTCGGTTATGCAATTGCTGGAACCCTTGTGGCTTGGGCAGTTACATATCGACTACGCAACCCTAAGGACGAAGAATAATGGATACATTCAAAAGCGTAATGATGAGAATCTTTGCTGTTATTGCAGCAGAATCTCTCGGAGTTATTGGTGCTGGCTCCCTAGTAGGCATCGAAGTATGGCAAGCAGGAGTATTGGCAGGTGCACTAGGTGCAGCCCGCGTACTTGAGACTCTTGCCCGCTTCTACCTAGCAGACGGACATCTATCAGCAGAAGAAATCAACGAAGCCTTTGCTAAGGTTGACAAGAAAGCGAGTGAATAATGGGACAAAGAGCAGACTTCATTGCAGTAGCAAAGACTGAACTTGGTGTTATTGAAGGTCCAAAGGACAACGAGACAAAGTATGGAGCCTTTACTAAGGCTAACTTCCTCCCTTGGTGTGGTTCATTCGTGAACTGGTGTGCCAATGAGGTAGGGCTAAAGATTCCTAACTGCGTATCGACAGTTGTAGGTGCTAAGGCATTTGAAAAGAAGGGTCAGTGGGAGTTGGCTAGTGATACAGCAACACCACTACCTGGGGATATTGTGTTCTTCGACTTCCCAAACGATGGGGTCGATAGAATAAGTCACGTCGGGATTGTCGTCAAAGACAACGCTGATGGTACAGTTACCTGTATCGAGGGCAACACAGCCCCAGATAAGAAGGGTGACCAGCGCAACGGAGGGCAAGTCTGCCTGAAGGTGCGTGCCTACAAGAAGAAGAATGGTTCCAAACTCCGCAAGTCACAAGCCGTGACTGTTGTGGGATTCGGTAAGCCAGTCTTCAAATCCTAAGGAGAACCAATGAACAAAGATAAACTGATTGCAATCGCATCAACGTACTTCCGTGCAGCATTCGCTGCCGTAACTGCACTCTATCTCGCAGGTGAGACAAGCCCAAAGGCTCTACTCTCAGCAGCAGTAGCAGCGGTTGCAGGTCCAGTGCTCAAGGCATTAGACCCAAAGGCAACTGAGTTCGGCAAGGGTTCTAAGTAACCTAAGTCTTAAGACCCCATCATCTTGGCAACACGCCGAGGTGGTGGGGTTCTTTTTTTATGCCACAATTATGCTATGGTTTTCTTACTCGCAAGAGTGGGGGGGTTACCTCAAATGAAGATTACACGAGGGAACCACTTCTCTACCAACTATAAATTTTATTTATGGGGGGTAGGGGGGTATTCCTAAAATCAGATTGCCGAGGGTAATCTGATTTAATACTTGACAATAATAATTTAATATGATAATCTAAGCATTAGATAGTTCTCCTTCATTGAGTCACTCCTGTCCTCTGAAGGAGGACTATCTAACTAGAGACAGGGGATAGCAATGCACTTCTTTAAGAAGCAAGAATATATAAGTGGCGACGATATGATTGTCGAGTTGTCAATTGCATTTCACGAATTAAGAAAAGCAGTAGAAGAACTGCAAGAAGATATGGTTTATGTTTTGTCAGTAGTTGATGACAATGATTAAACTAGATTCATATGAACTACCAGAGCACATCAGTTACTCAGCCTTTACTACATACCTGACCTGTGGTTATCAGTATTACCTAGGTCGACTGCTTAAGGTAGAAGAAGAACCATCCGTATGGTCAGCAGGTGGGCGAGCATTCCACCTAGCAGCAGAAACGTGGGACATCGAAAATGGTTAACACATACTGGCACGATGCGTGGATTAAAGAGATTGATGGACTAGATTTTACAAAGGCGCGAGTAGCAGGACGAGCCACGAAAGCCAACCCTGGCAAGGAAAATGGGGAGTGGTGGTATGAACAAGGTTCCATTTGGACTGACCAATATATCCAATGGCGCAAGTCAAACCCTAACTGGAAAATCTGGACCACCCCACAGGGTGTAAAGGCTATCGAGTTAGAGTTGAATCCGAACATTGCTGGTATACCAGTGAAGATGTTCATTGATAGAATCTTTGAGGTTAACGGACAACTTGTGATTGTCGACCTTAAGACATCAGCAAGACGACCAGCATCTGACTTACAACTTGGCTTCTACAAAGTAGGAGTTGAGATGATGTTAGGTGTTGAAGTCAATCTAGGAAACTACTGGATGTCTCGTGAATCGGGGACAGGAGAGATGATTGACCTAAGTAGATATACAAAGGACACGCTGGAATACTTTGTCGATGGCTTTGACAAGGCTCGAAAGGCTGGTATATTTCTACCGAACCTACAATCGTGCAGTTACTGTGGACTCACAGCACACTGCCAATTTACGAAGAAGGATAAATAATGTCAGAAGAAAACTGGAAGTTACAGGTATCAGTTAAGTCTCCGAATGGTGACTTGATTAATATCCGCGCACAATCAGCAGATGAACTCAGCGTATTGCTAGAGGGCATCTCTGATTACTCAACTCAGATTGCTGCAACAAGCAAGATGATTGCTGGTGCATATACCCTATCCCCTTTGGCAACCACTACTTCAACAGTAGACACGCCTCCTTGGGCTACCTCCGCACCCGCCCCGACAGTGGCTCCATCCGCTATGGGTCTATCATCACCGACCTGCGTTCACGGCAACCGCAAGTTCCTATCGGGAATCTCGAAGAAGAACGGCAAGCCTTACTCAATGTGGGTCTGCCCACAACCTCAGGGCGCGGAACAATGCACCCCAACCAACGGCTAACACAAGAGCCAATGCTATAGTAGGAATTGGCGGAGGGGCAGTTATTCAGGGGAAGATGACTGCTCCTCTTCCAACTTAAGACAGGAGAAGTCTATGAGAACATTAGTAAGAAGTGTTGGACGTTCCGACATAGGCGGTGAACCTTTACCCGCAGTATTCAAAACATTTAACACCAACAAAATTGTTTGTCGACGCTCAGAAGTATCGATGTTTGCTGGTGTCCCTGGTGTAGGTAAGTCTACGTTAGCCCTTGGTCTAGCACTTAAGATGCAAGTTCCTACTCTGTATGTATCAGCAGATACCAACTCACACACTATGGCTATGCGTCTTGCGTCAATGATTAGTGGCAAGAACCAGACTGATGTTGAGTACTTGATGGATAAGGATACCAACTGGGCTAAGGCAGTACTGCAGAAGTCAGCCCATATTGTGTGGTCATTTGAATCCAGTCCCACTCTGTTGGATATCAACGAAGAGGTCGAAGCCTTTGAAGAACTATGGGGTTGCCCACCTCAGGCAATCTTCATTGACAACCTGATGGACATAGCCACTGATGGTGGCGAAGAGTTTGCATCTATGCGTGCAGTAATGAAAGAGTTAAAGTACTTAGCCCGTCTTACTAATGCAGCAGTCATTGTCTTGCACCATACATCGGAGGCA